ATGGCAGACGGAACTTTAAAAGTAGGAACAATAACAACGAGCTCTGGATCAGGGACTATTACTCTTGGTCAATCTGGGGAGACTGTTACTATTCCTTCAGGTGCAACTGTTAATATGTCTAGTGCAACACAAACAGGTGTTGGTGGAACAATGACACCATCTTTTAGTGTTTATAAATCATCAGATCAAAGTTTATCTGATAACACAAATACCAAAGTAAGTTGGAATGCAGAATTTTATGATACTGATAATGCTTTTGCTTCTGATAAATTTACAGTTCCAAGTGGTAAAGATGGAAAATATTTTTTGCATACTAAAATGTATTCTAGTTGTGCTGGTAATGGTAATTTTAACACAGCAGAATTAATGTTTTATAAAAATGGATCAAGAATAGATTATGCTATTTTTGATTTTAGAGATAATCCAGGACATCAATTTACAGTTCAAGCTGCTATAACTTTACCTTTAGTTGCTTCAGATTATGTTGAAGTTTATTTACAAGTAGATGACACAAGCGGTACTCCATCAATTAAAGGAACAAGCTCAGTAACAAATGGAATTTACAGATCAATATTTGAAGGATTTAAAATTATAGAGTAGGAAAATTATGACAGCAATTTTAAAAGTAGACACAATACAAGATACATCAGGTAATAACATCATCAACGAGAGTTCTGATACTATTACTATCGGTGCATCTGGTGACACGATTAGTATTCCATCTGGTGCAACGATTGCAAATTCTGGAACTGCAACAGGTTTTGGTATTGATGGAATTACAATGGCAGATCAATTTTGTTTAACTTCTAGTGCTTCTGGATCATTAACTCCAATATCTTCAAATTTATCAAGAGTTGCTAGAACTGGTCAAGGAACTTTAAATGGTGGAATGACAGAAAGCTCTGGTATTTTTACTTTTCCATCTACTGGAATATATCTTGTAACTTTTACAGCTTCATTTCAATTAAATGCAGACAGTAGATATATTTTTATTAATATACTAGCAACTACTGATAATTCAAATTACTCTACTATTACAGAAACTCCAACTTTTATACAACAAACTTCTTCAACTACTTATGCTCAAGCACAATGTTCTAGTTTAGTTGATGTAACTAATACATCTAATGTGAAAGTAAAGTTTCATGTTGGCCCAGACAATTCATCAGTAACAACTAGAGGTGAAGCTACTTCGGCTACATATATGCAATTTATAAGATTAGGAGACACTTGATGACAGATAAAGAATATTTACATTATGCTTTAGCACAAATGCATACTGGTCAATGGTTTGGATTTAGTAGTGATGAACAAAACTATTCTACTTTAATAGTACATGACAGTTCAATTACAAAACCTACTGAAGCAGAAGTAAATGCGAAGATACAAGAATTAAAAGATGCTGAACAAGCAGCAATAGATAAAAAAGCATCTGGTAAACAGAAGCTAAAAGATTTAGGATTGGACGACGACGAAATTAACGCGTTGATGGGAGCATAATGGCGATAACTAGACTAGGACCAAATAATAGTACAAACATATCTGGCATAAATTTAACAAGCCAGGTTACAGGAACATTGCCTACGGGTAATGGTGGTACAGGTGCAACTAGCTTTTCACCAGGCAAGGTTTTGCAAGTTGTAACAGATGAAGTATCTGGACAAGTGTCTAGTACAAGCACTAGTTATGTAGATATAACTGGATTAAGTGTTACAATAACTCCATCATCAACATCATCAAAAATTTATGTAATTGCTAATTTGTGTAGTTGTAGAACTCAACAAAGTAGTAGTACTTCTAATAACGCTTTTTATAATCTTGTAAGAGGAAGTACAGAACTTACTTCATCAAGATTAAATTATTATGACGCTGAAGATAATACAAATAGAGAAACTGATGGAACAATAACTTTAACAAATCTTGACGAACCTAACACCACGTCAGCGACCACATATAAATGTCAATTTAAAAAATTTAGTAGTGGTACAGTTTATATTAACGAATCATCAGACAACAGCCCAGTTTCATCAATTACAGTTATGGAGATAGCAGGATAATGATTATAGAAGCAATACTTGAAATAAATCCTAATGCAGTAGTTACTGTTAGTGGAAACGATATAAACACTTGTGAAATAGAATGGTTAGAAGGAACAACACCTATTTCTAAAGCTGACATAGAAACTAAAATGGCAGAGATGCCTACTGAAGAAGAAAAAAGAACTGCTAGAGAAGAAGAAGCTACACAAACAGAAACAGATAAATCTTCAGGTAAACAAAAACTTAAAGATCTAGGATTAAGCGACGCTGAAATAAAAGCACTGACAGGAGCATAGAACATGCTCTTTGGATTTGCTTCATTTGCCGAAACAGCGATATCATCAATATCGTCGGCTTCTAGCGTTACAGTAATAGCGCAAAAAAATAGGTTAACTGCAACTATAGGACCTTTTACTGTTACGGGAACTTCTTCTGTAGCAGATCCAGATCCAACTAAATTAACGTTAGGCACAGGAACTGTAACCTTATCTACAACAGTCAATGTTACAGGATTAAAAGTTCCTTTAGTTTTAGGAACTGGAGAGGTTACTGTTTCAGGTAATGCTAATGTTGCATCTGTTGGAAACGCGTTGACTATTAAGACTGGAACTGTTACAATAACAGGTACAGCTAATGTAACGAACCTTAAAGTTCCATTAACGCTAGCAACAGGAAACGCAGGAGTTATAACTTGGAATGAAATTATACCAGGAGCAACAATGGTGTGGACACCAATAAAACCTTATTAATATGGCATCAACTTTTTCAACAGATTTATCATTAGAACTAGTCACAACCGGTGAAAAAGCTGGTCTATGGGGTGCAATTACTAATACTAATTTACAAATATTACAAGCTGCAGCATCGGGTTATGTAGAAGTACCTATGACATCAGGTTCTGATGTTACATTAAGTTTGGCTGATGGATCGGCGACCGCGAATGGTAAGAATCTTTATTTAAAATTAACTGGCACAATGACTGCTAACATTAGTTTAATTGTACCTGCATCAACAACTGGTGGTGCAGCAACTAGAATCTATATTATAGAAGATGCAACAGATAGAACTACTGCAGGTAAATTTACATTAAATATCAAAACAGCTGGATCATCGAGTCCTGTTCCAGTGCCTGTAGGATCAACATTGATAGTAAGATCAGATGGTACAAATACAGCTTTAGCCTTAAGACAAGAAGGACATTTAGCTATTAACTCATCTTCTATTACAACTTATACTGCTGTAAGTGGTGATGTATTATTAATAGATACACAAAATAACCCTGTTACAATTACATTGCCTGCTTCACCTAGCGCTGGCGATGTAGTTAGTATTATGGATGCTTCGGCTGCTGGGGGATTTGGTTCTAACAATGTTACAGTAAATAGAAATAGTCAACCTATTAGAGGTGCTGCTTCTAATTTAACTTTAAGCACGAATAATCAATCGATTAAACTTTACTACACTAACGCAACCAAAGGTTGGCAATACGTATACAACCAAACTACATAGGAGTAACAGATGCTTACGAAAATTAAGTTTGCTCCTGGAATTGACAAACAAGACACTGCTGTTGGAGCAGAAGGTCGTTGGGTAGATTCAGATAACGTAAGATTTAGATATGGACTACCAGAAAAAGTTGGTGGTTGGCAATCTCTTTTAACAGATACGATTGTAGGTGTAGCTAGAAAACAACATGCTTTTGTTGATAAAGAAGGTAACCGTTATGTTGCAATAGGAACAGATAAGTTTTTACTTTTGTATTTTGAGGGACAACTTCATGACATCACTCCTGTAAAATCTACAATCTCAAGTGTTGTTATGTCTGCTGCAGATGCAACAAAAGAAGTATCTCTAACATTTTCATCTAATCATAATTTACAATCTGGTGATATTATTTTATTAGATAGTGTCACTGTACCAAGCGGTATTGGTTTAACAGATGCTGCATTTGAAGATAAACTATTTCAAGTAACTAGGGTTACTTCATCATTGGTTGCAATTATTACTGGAACACAAACCACAACAGGTGCCGCAGGTGGCGGATCATGTTCTGTAATTCCTTATGAACCTGTTGGTCCTGCCGCACAATCTTATGGTTATGGTTTTGGTATTGGTCAATACGGTGGAACTGTTCAAGGAGCTCAACAAACTACTTTAAACGGAGCGTTGCTCGCAGACACAAATGGTACTGGTGGATCGGGGACCGTTATTAATGTTACATCAAACACAGGTTTTCCAACAACAGGAACTATAGCAGTTGGTAATGAATTAATTACATACACTGGAAAAGGTGTAAACACTTTAACAGGTATTACTAGAGGAGCTTTTGGAACTGCAACTTTTGGAACTTCAAATGGTCAAGCTCATTCAAGTAGTGATCCGGTTACCGATGCTACAAAATTTTCTGGATATGGAAGTGCAGTAGATGCTGGAACAATAATTCTTGAACCTGGTCTTTGGTCATTAAGTAATTTTGGTGATGTATTAGTTGCAACTATTGGTAATGGTAAAACTTTTACATGGAACTCTGATATTGCGGCAAGATTAACTACAAGAGCATCAACATCAACTTCTAGTTTTGAAACTACAGACAATCCAACGGCAACAAGAACAACTTTAATTTCTCCAACTACACGTCACTTAATTCATCTTGGAACAGAAACAACTATTGGAGATCCAACTACACAAGATGATATGTTTATAAGATTTTCTACAAACGAAAAAATAAATGAATACACACCAGAAGCAACTAATACTGCCGGTACACAAAGATTACAAGATGGTACAAAAATTATGGGAGGTTTGGTTGCAAAAGAAAACATTCTAGTGTGGACAGATAATGCATTGTATACAATGAAATTTGTTGGTGCACCTTTTACATTTGGTTTTGAACAAGTTGGTACTAACTGTGGATTGATTGGTAAAAATGCAGCTATAGAAATTGATGGTGTTGCTTACTGGATGGGTAATAATGGTTTCTTCTCTTTTGATGGTACAGTAAATACACTACCTTGTTCGGTTGAAGATTATGTTTATGACGATTGTGATACAACAAAAGGTCAACAAATTTGTGCAGGCATTAATAACTTATTTACAGAAGTTGTTTGGTGGTACCCAACACAAGGATCTGATTTTAATAATAGATACGTAGTTTATAATTACGGACAAAACAATGCACAGTTGCCTATGGGTAATTGGTACACAGGAACAAATACAAATTCAATTAGAACTACATGGATTGATTCATTAGTATATCCAAAACCTTACGCTACAGCTTACAATAATTCAAGCAACGGTAGTTTTCCAGAAATCATAGGTCAAAATGGTTTAGGACAAAGTGTATTTTTTGAACATGAAACAGGTAATGATCAAATTAATCCAGACGGAAGCACTACTACTTTAACATCTTTTATAGAGTCTTTTAGCTTTTCTTTACAAAAAGATCAAAGTGAAGTATTTCTAGCCATGAGAAGATTTTTACCAAACTTTAAAACTTTAGTAGGCAATAACCAAGTGACTATATCAGTAAAAGATTTCCCTGCAGATAATTCTGTTACAAGTGCATTGAGTCCTTTTACTATTACATCAAGCACAACAAAAGTTGATACTAGGGCCAGAGGACGTTATGCGAGTATTAAAATAGAAAACACAGCGGCCGGAGAATCGTGGAGATTTGGTACGTTTCAAGTAGACTTACAACCAGATGGAAGAAGAGGATAATGACAAAAGTAGTAGTAAGATTACCAGAACCTAAAAAAGAATATAGTGAAGATAACCAAAGACAAATTAACAAAGCATTAACTAATATTATTGAACAATTAAACTCAACATACCTAACACAACAGAAAGAGGACCAGGAAAGATTTACCTGGTTAGGATTAGGATAATGGCAAATATATATAAAAACGATAAAGTAAGTTTAACAAATACAAATGTTACAACTTTGTATACTGTGCCAAGTAATTCTCGTGCTATTGTAAAATCTATTTTAGTTGCGGAAGATGCAGGAAGTGCAGCGGTAGTTAAAGCAACATTAACAAATTCAACAGGAACAGCTTTTGTAATTGATAATAATGTAAGTTTAAGTGCTAATGAAAAAGAACAAATTTTGACTGAACCTTTAATTATGACAGAAAGTGAAATATTAAAAGTTCAAGCAACTAGTGGTGCAGTAGATATAATTGCATCGATATTAGAAATAAACAGGGAGGACAGATAATGTTTGTAGAACAAGAAGAATCGTTTGAAAAACAAACCATTAATGGCGTTGAGGTTACTGTGTATAAACCTAGAGTTGAGGTTACTGTAAAACATATGACAACAGGCCAAGAGTATGGATCAGACGAAGAAGCAAAACAAGACGTAGATGACCCTAATACAGACACTAAACAAGAAGATATATCTAGAAGTGTTCATATTAAGGTGCAAAGCATACCACTTGGTGGTCAAACTAATATATTTTAAGGACGTTGACGAATGAATAAAAACCTTGTAAATTGTGATACAATCGCCTTTTTACAAGCTTTGCGAACTTGCCGTCATCA